GATCTATGGTTCCAACGAGAGATATGGGATACTTGCCTGGCACTAAGGCAGAAAAAGAAGAAGCATACATTGCTCCATATAAAGCTATTGCCTGCGATTTATTTGGTGATAAGGGATCTTGGAGTAAAGCGATATCTTCAGGTAAAATTCAATTTGAATCTACTTCCTTTATCAGAGGTGTAACTGTAGATAATGCTGTGATATTAGTAGACGAGATGCAGAATCTAAACTTCCATGAGCTAGACTCTGTTATAACACGTGTCGGTAGAGATTCGCGTATTATATTTAGTGGTGATCATCTACAAACTGATTTTAAATATGAAGATGATAAAACAGGAATATATAAATTTCTAACAATCGTAGAACAACTAAAAAACTTTGATATAATTAATTTTGGATGGCAGGATATTGTGCGATCTGATTTTGTAAGAGACTATATTATGACAAAAGAAATGCTCAACCTATAGGAGGATTATATGGCATTTAATCTATCAAACCGATCAAAAGGTAAACTCGAAGGAGTTCATCCTGATATGGTAGCCGTAGTCGAACGTGCAATTGAATTAACTAAAGTCGATTTCGGTGTTACATACGGTGTACGTACTATAGAAGAACAAGAGAAGCTGGTTGCTGCCGGCAGATCTCAAACAATGAAATCAAAACATCTTGTACAAGATACTGGTTATTCACATGCTGTCGATGTTGTAGCATATGATGGATCTGATGTTGTATGGGAACTAAATGTCTATGATGATATTTGTGATGCATTTAAAGAAGCAGCGATTGAAGTCGGTGTGGCAATTAAATGGGGAGCAGCATGGTCTGAGGGTGACATTCGTACGTACGAAGGAACAGCCGAAGATGCTATGAATAACTATATTGATCTACGTCGATCGCAAGGCCGGCGGCCGTTTATTGATGGACCTCATTTTGAATTAATGTAAATTAACTGTGTACAAACCCAGTTATATGTGTTAGAATGTTATTATGAATTATATACATGAAAAAATTGACTTAGGCTATGAAACTCTCACACGAGAAGATGGCAAGCAGCGCAGATATGTCACTCCTAACGGCGTGGCATATCCTAGCGTTACAACTGTAACCTCTATTCTAAACGAAGACAAGATCGCTGCATGGCGCGCTCGTGTTGGTGAAGAAGAAGCTAACAAGATCGGTAGTAAAGCTGCTACTCGTGGTACTGCGGTACACAATCTTGTAGAGAAATATCTACAAAACGATCCAGATTATGCTGAAGGTGTGATGCCACACGTCATGCAAAGTCTAACTAACATGAAACCTATTCTTGAAAAGCGGATGAATGTAATCTATGATCAAGAAGTTCCGCTCTATAGCGATCATCTTAAACTAGCCGGTACGTGTGACTGTGCTTGTAAGTTTGATGGTGTAAATAGCATCGTTGATTTTAAGACTTCTCGCTTTCCTAAGAAGAAAAAGATGCTTGACCATTACTTTATTCAAGCATGCGCCTATTCAATTATGTGGGAAGAACGTACTGGTATGGCAATGCCTAATCTAGTGATTCTCATGGATGTTGATAATGGTCGAGCTCTTACATATAAAGAGCATCGTGACAATTGGATTGAACGATTGCACGAAACCATAGATTTATTCTATACAAGGCAAAAGCAAATGGTACTGTCTTAAATTATTTTTTCCAAAAACCGCAATTAACTGTGTACATCTCCTTAAAAGTATGGTATAACTGTATCATGATAAGGATGATATTTGTTATGAAAGGAAAAAAATGAATAATCTAAATAATCTAAATAAAGTAATCTTAACTGACTGCGATGGTGTTCTCATGAATTGGGAATATGCCATGAATGTGTGGATGCAATCTCAAGGATATAAAATCGTTGAAGATGGTCAAGAACATTATGATATGGGAGATCGATATAATCTCGATCCAGAACTTAAAAGTCGGTTAGTTCGACAATTCAACGAATCCGCTGCTATGGGTTTCTTACCACCTCTTCGTGATGCTATGTATTATGTAGATCTTCTACACCGTAAACATGGTTATACTTTTCATATGATTACATCTCTCTCAAAAGACGAGCATGCTCAAAAGCTTCGTATTCAAAATACTAAAAAGCTTTTTGGCGATACTGCCTTTACTAAATTTATCTTTGAAGACACCGGTGCTGATAAAGACGATGTGTTAGAACCATATCGTGATACTGGACTTATGTGGATTGAAGATAAACTTGAAAATGCTGAGCTCGGTAACGATCTTGGTCTTGAGTCTATTATTGTTGAACATGCACACAATATGCATAATACTACATACCCAACGTTTGCAAAATGGAAAGATATTTATGAATATATCACTGGCGAGTCTGCTTAACTTGCGTACAGAATATGAAGAAATTATCCGCCGATATAGGATTCCAGATGAGTATAAGAATAGTAGTATAGATAGTCTAGTATGGTTCAAAGAGAACGGTAAAGGATCTAATCGTCTGCGAACTAAATATGAACGTGCAAATGAAATTGTAAATATTATTTTGAAAGAGTCTAGTTATGAAAAGAGTAATCTATCAAGTCTATGTAGGAAAACGCTCTAGGCTTTATGATCACTGTATTGAATCTGTAAAACAATATTGTAAGGAACACAATATTGAACACGTGGTTCAGAAACAACCTATCCTTCGAATTAAGCCGGACGTATTTGCTACTAATCGTAGTAAAGAGTCGTATGAAAAACATGGTGGTTTCCTTCCAATATTTGAGAAGGAAAACGCCTTTACGTATTTGAAGACCAATGATCAAGTTGCTATTATCGATGCTGATATTTGGATTCGTCCAGGAGCTCCTAATATTTTTGATAAGGTACCAGAAGAGTATGATTTTGGTGGAGTACTAGAACGTGACATGCCAGTCACCTCGCAGTATTTACGTAAGATTGCTAACTACTCTCGTATGCAATATGGTATGACGCCAATTAATCAACTATTTGATTGGAAACATCCTAGCGGAGCTGGAGCAGACTTTTATAATATGGGCATGATGGTTCTAAATAAAGGTTTTCAAAAATACCTTAAAGGCCAAACACCTCAACAGTTTTTAATGCGCCCTGAGTTCAAAGCCTTTATCGATGGAATGGGTAATTGGAAATGGTCGACCGATCAAACCCTTCTCAATGTCTTTGTAAAAGAAAGCGGGATGAACGTAAAGAACCTGACATTCCATTGGAATGGTTTATTTACTGGAATTGATGCAGGCCGTGTTAAAGAATGTAATTTCGTACACTTCTTTCTAAAAGATAAGCTTCCTAATCGTGGCGAAAACGTAGAGGAGCTTATGACATATGTTGATTGATAAAAAGATTTTTGTGCACATTCCAAAAAATGCTGGAATGACAATTCGCCATAGTCCATTCTTAAAAGATAAGATTATGGTTAATGGAGCACAAACACACAAAAGCCGAGAATATACTCAAGAGCTTTTAGACACTATGGCCATGACAGGAGATCATCATGGAATTGAGCATGCACGCTGGCGAGACCTTAATCCAACATACACAAGCAGATTTGGTGCTTTTGCTGTTGTTAGGAACCCTTGGGATCGTGTCGTTAGTCGTTACTTTTTCGCGAAAAAAGTTATCGAAGTTGAAAAGAAAAGTCCAGCATCATATGCAGACGTTTCTAGCTTTGATGCCTTTTTAGAGGAACGTCACAATTGGGGTAACCATCCGTTTATGTGGCATCGCGCCGTGCGTGGATGGTATCCTGCAGTAGATCATGTAACAGATGAACAAGGTAATCTTAAATGCGATATGATCCGCTTTGAAAATTTAAATGAAGATCTTATATCATACTTCAATATTCCTACAATGTCGCGCGCAAGAAATGTTACAGCCTTAAATAAAGGTACGTACATGGATATGTACACTGATAAGACTAAACAAATCATTGCTGACTGGTATGCAAAAGATATCGATATGTGGGGATTCGACTTTGATACAGGAGCAACAAAAAATGTTTGGGCGCTAAGATGATTCGTCTAGAAGCCCCAGTTAAAACGTTTACCGACCTAGAACATTTTTACAATGCACTTGTAGAACGTCAAACAGAGGCTCATGGCGATGAGTACGTTGCTCATCATAATATAATTAGAGACAAAGCAAAAGACTGTAAGTCGTATCGTGAGTTAGGTGTTATGCAAGGAGCGACGGCTGCAGCGGCAGCCTTAGCCGGTTATGAATATTTAGAACTTATCGATACGCATCCTAAACCATTTATGGAATATGAATCTTTATTTAAAAAATACAATTATAAGTTAATTGTAGACAGTTCAACAAATTTGATTATCGAAGACAGGCCGTTTGTTGATTTTCTTTTAATAGATTCAAATCACAAGCCAGCTCATTTGCGTAAAGAATTAGAAATACATCCCCAAAAAGTAAACAAATATATATTATTTCACGACACATTTGCTGTCAAAAAATTACAAGATGTTATAGATGAGTTTGTGAAAAAAAATTATACTGATTGGGCATTAGTAGAATATTATCAGGAAAATGTTGGATATACATTAATTAAAAGGATTGGCAATGCTAGGTAAATTATTTGACGCTTATGGATGTGACAAAACTAGAAAACACAAGTATGACAGAGTTTACGAACCTGTCTTAGAAAAATATAAAGATGAAGAAATTAACATTTTAGAAATAGGAGTATTTAACGGACATAGCACTGAAGCATTTCATGAGTTTTTGCCAAAAGCAAACTTGTATGGAATTGATATCTTCGTACGTACTCGGGCTGAAGATCTACCTTGCTATCAAAAAGATCGTACTGATTATCTTAAAGCCAGCAGCATTGAGCCATCAGTAAGTCGACAGCTTATCGAAAAGTTTGGCAATATTAAGTTTGATGTAATTATCGATGATGGTTTGCATACGCCTAAAGCTAATATGTTGACGTTCCGTTATCTTTCTAAGTTTCTAAAAGAAGATGGTCATTTCTTTATCGAAGATGTATTTCCACTTGAGTCTATGACTATGAAAGAATTAGAGCATCCATGGTTACGTCGTCATCCTGATCGCTATAACGCTTTAGATAATAATATGTTTCTAAAAGAAATAGAAGAGTCTGGCATGACTATTACTAGACACGATAACCGTAAGTTAACCGGTCAACCTGATAGCTATATTATCGAGTTAGTAAAATGAAAGCATATGCAATTACATTAGGAGGACACACCGTGTCTGAAGCTGCGACCGCTGAGTTGATTCGCTCGTCGCACCTCGTCGGAAACGATTTTGTAATTGTACCGTTTAAAGCGGTAAGAGCAGAAAATGCTGATACTTGCTTTAGCGAAGCAAATCTTAAATGGTCATATCCATGGCATCAGCCTAAAATTGATATGGTTTCTGGATGCACTTTATCTCCGTATCGCACAGCTGATCCTAGAAAGCGTATAGCTTGTTTTTTAAGTCATTACAAACTATGGGAAGAGTGTGTAAAACTGCAAGAAAATATTTTAGTTTTAGAACACGATGCAGTGTTTACAAGTAAGTTAGACTATGATATAATGGACAACAATAACTATGGCGTAATCGGTATTAATGATCCACGTGGTGCAACAAGAAAGTCTATTATATATCATAACATGATACAAGAAAGCAAATATCATATTCAGCCAGTTCCTCGAATTGATACGGCTTTAATCCCTCAAGGTTTGGCCGGAAACTCTGCATATATAATTAAACCATGGGCAGCAAAAGAAGTTATTGAGACTGTAAAGAGAATCGGAGCATGGCCTAACGATGCCTTGCTTTGTTATCAAAACTTTAAAATGAACTTTCTAGGTGTCACTAAGAAATATTATACAAAGGTGCAGGGTACTCCCTCGACAACTACTTTATGAAACACTATGTGATTACCATATTTGATAATGAAAAGTCTCAGTCTGTGGCTGAACGATGCATTAAATCTGGACGATCAATTGGCAAGCTTGAGATCGAAAAGTTTAAAGCTACTACTCCAAACGACGACCTCTATAAAATTATTAAATCTGAAAAGATTAATATAGTCGAAATGAATGAGGTTTATTCTAGAACTTCAAATTGCATTGCTGCGTTTATTTCTCATTACAGACTATGGAAACATTCGGTAGAAACTAATCAGGAAATCACAATCTTTGAACATGATGCGGTATGTGTCAATACTATTCCTACTTTAATTAATTATAAAGGTGCCGTATCTTTAGGAATGCCTTCATACGGAAAGTACCATACGCCAAATAGCTTGGGTGTTAATAGTCTTACTTCTAAGCCTTATTTTCCTGGCGCTCACGCGTATCGGGTAAAGCCAGCAGCAGCACAATTGTTTATTGATCAGGCTCGTATGGAAGCTAGACCTACTGATGTGTTCTTGAATAGAAATACCTTTCCATTCTTAGAAGAATATTTCCCATGGCCAGTTGAAGCTAAAGACAGTTTTACTACTATTCAAAGTGAACGCGGATGTACAGCAAAACATAATAAGGTAGAAATTATAGATGTTTAATACGGATCTTACACGAGCCTTCATGACAGGTAGTGATACCAACACTGAATGGATGCTGCCATGGATGCTTGATAACTATCAAAAACATAATACTATTCCTATTACGGTAGTAGATTTTGGTATGTCAGACAAGATGCTAAACCATCTTGAGACTAGAGTGCATTCAATTGGAAGACTTGAAACACCACGCAATGTACCGACATGGCTTTATAAACCAGGAGCAATGCTTAACTCTCCGTATAGAGAGACGTGCTGGCTAGATACTGATTGCGAAGTGCTAGGAGATATTTCAGGAATATTTGATAATCTATTACCTGAAAAATTACATATGGTTGTAGACAAGCCTTGGACAAAGCGTGGTAATTCTGAAATGTATAATTCAGGTGTAGTAGCGTTTAAAGGTAAACCACAGATTCTAAAAGCTTGGGCTCAACAATGTTATGACAGACCTAGCCGCGGCGATCAAGAAACGCTACATGAAATGTTAGATCCTTTGCAAAAGGCTGTTAATATTGTAGATCTATCGCATTCATATAATGTTTTACGTCTTGATCATATTGACAAAACCGCTCCAAAGAAAATTTTAATTAATCATTGGACTGGCAATAAAGGCAAAGAAAAAATTCGGAGTATGATGAATAATGTCTAAAGTAGCACATATTATTGGAAATGGAGATAGCTTTCGGTTTTATAAGCCGGCTAAAGGTATCATTATGACGTGTAATCTTCCACCTATGGAAGTTAGCAACGTATATGCTACAGCTATCGTTGATTTTAAAATGTGTCGAGCTATGGATGAAGGTAGTGTAGACTTGCGTGCATATGATTGGGTTATGGGTGCACGTCCTAAAAAATATATGGAAATGAAACCAAACTTTTATATGAGGTTTGCTCGACATATTAAAGAGTTTTATACAGAGCTACCACCATATGTTGCTAACTATACAGATTTTAATTGTGGTCACATGTGTACGCACTACGTTTCTAACAAACTAAACTGTGATGAAGTCCATATGTACGGCTTCGATTCTATCTTTGACTTCAATCTTATTAGTACTACAGACTTTGTGCTTAATTCAAATCGTGATGCATTTAATACGCATAGATTAGCTCAAAACTGGAGGCCTATTTGGGAAGGTTTGTTTAGACAATTTCCTAATACTCAGTTTGTTGTCTATCATAAGCACGGCGCTGCTAAAGTAAATCTTCCAAAAAATGTTGAAGTTCGTACTGGTGCTATTAATAAAAAATGAATTTAACTGTGTACATTTGATTTGTTTTATGTTAGAGTGCTTGTATGATTATTGAATTTACTGGACATGTGAAAAAAGCAATTCGTGAGGAATCCGAATTAGCTATATGGTTTGCTAAAGAGCAGCTCATGCCACGTTATAGAAAAATAGATATCACTGTAAAATTTGTGAAAAACCTTAGGGAAAAAGAAGGAATTCACGGTGATGTTTTAGACGAGGATGACAGAGAGTATACGATGCGTATTGACAGCAGTCAAGCTCGTAAAGAAATTATCGCCACTATATTACACGAGATGGTTCATGTGTACCAATATGCTACTCGTAAGATGACGCAACCATGTGGCGATCGTATAATCTATGAGAAAAAAGCATATCCATGGAATATGGAATATGAACAAAAACCATGGGAAATAGAAGCCCATGCATTAGAGCGCGTTTTATATGACAATTTTTATAAATAACCGTATGTTTAACAACAACGGGATTCATATATGGACGACGAAAGCGAGCGGTTTATGCTGCAGCTAGATGATCCGTGCGACCATATTACAGATACTACAGGATGGACAAGATATGAACACACAAAAGAACGATCCGGAACCGGAAAGATACTACGAGTGGATGCTGTGGAAGATGCGGCAAGTGGAAGCTTTATCGGACTCGGACAAAAAAATTCTAAGTGATTGATCTGTAACAAAACTATTTTCGCAAAAAACTAAATTAACTGTGTACATTCCCTTTTAGATATGTTATAAAGGATATATCAAGAGGAGATGAACATGTCTATACAGAAACTTATCGATCAAACATACTCATATATGCAGACTGCTTCTAAAGATCTACGTGGTCTTTATGAAGATGATATGTCCGATTTTGAATCAGTACAGCGTTTGATTAATTCAGATGATATTGATGGTGCTGTAGCAAAGATTGATGATATGGATACCACGCCACGTGAGCAGATCGTATTGGCTATTGCCGATGAGTACGGTAATGGATACGTAGAAACTGTAATTGGTTATGAGGTAGCATAATGTCATTTACTTATTCAGACGATTGTTTCTCAGATCTCCATAAAGATGTTTATGGTTTTCGTCCTCGTGGTACTGCCATGGATAACTGGGACATGATGGGTCCTACTCGTAAACAAGCTTATTGGGATGAGCTTTGTGCAGAGCTAGAAGCTAACACTATCTTTGAGAAGCAGCAAGCAGAAAATGCTGTTGCTAAATTTGAAGCTCGTGTCAAAGATGTTATCGAGCTAGGCGCTGGCAATCGTACTAACGCTCTTCTCTGGATGACTAGTTCAGAAAAGTTCTTCCATTCTCAAAGCGTAGAGCATTTTGTTTGGGAGCAAGGTATCTTGTTTACCGACTATGGTAGGCAGCTAGTCAAAGACCTTTGTGAAATTGTAGAATATGAGGAATATGTATAATGTGGTATGTAGAAGTTATTGAAAGCTGGACTAATCAAGAAGTTCAGATTTGGGAATGCCTAACAAGGCAGCAGTCTCGTGAAATCCATAGACAGTTTTCACAAAGCGGTGCAGCTATGGTACGATCAGGTATTATGCAATGAGTATGCATATGATTCGTGGTGTTCAAGTTCACGGCAGTAAGCGCCGTAAGTCAAAAAACAAATCAAAGTCTCTGTTAAAGGCAGAGGCTGACATGGAAAAGTTCTATGCAAAGATGGGTATAGATAAAGACAAGAAGTCAGATTACCGGTATAAATTACCAGATTACGATACTGGACCTCGTATGACTTCTGATAAAATATGTAGCCACGGGCCCGCTATAGATCGCAAAGAATATAACGGAGAGCGGCAGCTCATAGGAATTGCTACTATGCATAAATCTAATATGGTTCCAATCTTTGCAGACCGCAAAGAGGATGCCAAAGATATCGCTAGTATGCGCCGGTGAGATTGATAAAAATAAACAAGAAGATAATTGAATTCTCTACGTAGCTCAACTGGATAGAGCAGCCGACTTCTAATCGGCAGGTTGAGGGTTCGAGTCCTTCCGTGGAGGCCAAAATATGTGGACGTTAGTACTAATAGTAATTATTAACGGTAAAGTCGGAGCAAGTCAAGTTGGAACATACGATAACATGATGGATTGCTTTCGAGATAGAGAATCATTAGCCATAACGGCTGGTGGAAAAGATGGGTATTATCCCTTGGATATGCAGGGGATATGCGTTAAAAGAAATCAGATAGGAACATAAGATGATTAATTATATTAAAAGACTACATTGGAAATGCATCGTCGGTACGGTTGCTCTTCTTGTTATTGGATTCTTGCTAGGACACATTTATGCCTTGGCCTAGAAAGAATCGACCAAGTACTGGCCGCCGCAAAATCGGATCAAGTAAACGTAAAGCTCGTAGACAAAGGAAGAAGAAATGAAATATTTAGCTACCGCCGCAATTATTGCAATGACTACAACATCAGCTATGGCAGAAACTGTCAGAGCTACTATTACTCGTGTTGAGCCTAATTATGGATATCGACAGGTTAATGCACCAGTACAACAGTGCCAAAATGTTGAAGTGCCAATTTATGGTTCTGTGCAAGGCGGCGGTGCTACAGGTGGTGACGTACTAGGAGGTATGATCCTAGGCGCGCTGCTTGGTAAAGGCGCTAGCGGTAACAGCGATGGCGCTCAAGTAGGAGCTGTACTGGGTGGTATTATTGCTGCAGACAAAGGGCAAAAGTCTAGACAGGTTGTAACAGGTTATAAAGTAGAACGTCAATGCCATACAACTATCAACACAGAGACCGAACGTTTTGTCAAAAACAATAAAATTTGGTTTACATGGAATGGTATTGAAGGTACAGCATACACATATAATAACTATCGTACAGGTCAGCGCATTCCAGTACAAGTAACTTTGCAGGCAAACTAATGGCAGATATTTTTGATTTTGGCTTTACTGCCGTAGACGAAGAAGAATTAGAGGCCGTACAGAAAGTTTCTGTTGCGGCCGAATCTGCTGAAGATAGACTGCATAGTTTATATAATGCAATTATACCTTTGCTCAATAATTTAAAACAGAATCCTGAAAAGGATTATATCTTGTGGCCAAACAGGTTGGAAAAAGTAGAGCAGTTTGAAAGTCATTTGCTATCCATTTATAAAGGATAGCACATGAATACTTTATTTACTGCACTTCTGCTTATATGCAATATGGAAAATGGAGTTCCTGTTTGCAAAGGCGTGGCAAATCCTGGTCTTTACCCTACTTTAGAGATATGCTTACAGAGCGTAGCCGAAGGAATTAAAACCTTTGAGTCTAATGGTTTTAAGGTTGCAGCCTATCAGTGCTACGAATGGGGTACAGGCAAGCATATTAAGGATCTACTCTGAACTCTTCATTGTTTCAGGTATGCAATATGCCCTAATGACCGGAGATCCTGTGTAGGTAAAATTTAGTTCTCTTGCCATATATGTACAGTCTGATAGTTTAGAGAAATAAACTCTATCGGCTATTTCTTCACCTCTACTTACTATCAGTAGTACAAAATATATCGCACCAAATTCAACCACCAGTTCACCCAATTATGTTTTACCACCTACGTAACCGGCAACCAATCCAATGATGCCAGTGATGCTCATCTGTAACAACTCTACTATGTTACCGTCTAATTCACCACCGTGTTCATTTGCTGCAGCAAACTCATCTATTACAATTAACCCGAGCAATGCCATTAAACCGCACGCCATGACAAGGACAATAAGTCCTTTAATATTACTAATCATTTAAAATTCCTCTACTACAAACTCGCCCCAGGCTTGGCCAAATATCCATATTAAAACTAATATATACGCAGATGCAACTAATAGTGCAGGCACAACAAGTAGCTGTATCCAACGCGGTTTATTCTTTACCCAACGAATTATTTTTTTAATTTTATTTTTTAATCCATCTAATACATAAGTGCCTATTGTCCAACGTATCATTCTCATTACTATTAGAATAGGCGAAGTGATTACATCAAAGAGCACCAGGAAAAGATCTACTGCAGCATCGACGATATTGTCAAGGCTAAATACTTTCTTGAGTTTATTCTTATCCATTTTTTACCCGTTCTTAAACACCAAAGCTCTCTCCGCATCCACAACTTGCTGTTGCATTAGGATTGACCACCTTTAAGAAGGATCCTCCTAACTCTTCAACATAATCAATTGTACATCCGAAGATAAACATTTCAGCCATTGGGTCTAACCATAGGTTTTCTACTGTAGCAGCTGCATCAGTCACACCCCATTCATATTGAAAGCCTGCGCATCCCCCGCCTTTTACAGCAAGAGATACGTTTGGCTTACCAACCTTTTTCAAATATTCTTTGGCAGGTTCAGTTACTTTTATCACCTATTATCTACTACCGTTTTCTTTTGCGTAGCTGTTACACTATTCTTTTTAGATGCAGCTATAGCTTCCTTGCCATAGAAGGCTGCAACAATCGCTGCGACTGATACAAAGTAAACCGCTGCCATATCGCCAAGGATTTCACCAGCTTGTACTAGTCCTAACCATATTGCAAGTACTACAGAGAAAGGATATAGCAGCATTCCAAATAATGCAAACCATGCCATGTTTCTCTGTGCGTCTTGTTTCTTGTCTTCATTTTCCATATCAGAACGCATGTCCTGAAGCTCAATCATTCTCTGTTCCATTGCAATCTCTTCATCAGTTATAACGCCATCACCATCACGATCCAAATGATTCCATTGGGAATCAGTATCTAGTTGTTTACCGGCCATTTTTACCTCTTTAAATTTTTCTTTTGTGGACATTTTGAATCTGGGTAGTACCAAAACTTTTTATCATAGTATCGATTGGGTTTAGTTACATTCTCTCTATATGTACATACTTGCACAAACGTGTTTGCGCCGTTAATCCAAAAATGCGTATACGTCACGGCTACTAATATAAACTCTACCACCATCCTTTAGCTAATCCAGTTAACCAAACCATCCCACTAATTATCGCGATCGCCAGTAATCCTAAGAATATACCAGCTACCCATTCAATGATTAACTGCTTTCGTTCTTCTTTTTTATATACGGCCTCTCTACGCTCCTTACGCATCTGGGCTTCAATCCGTACAATCTCGTCCCAGGCCGATGGACCATAAAATAGCGAAATATGAGACCGTAATTCCTCACGCATTTCCTTTGCCTTCTGTTTGTGTCCCCAGACTTCCAATGCATTTTGTTCAACTTGACTTGCACCAAATATCTTTTTAAACATCGGCGGGTTTTCTGCCTTACCGTGAGCAAAATCTAAGTCAGACATTGCGCCAGCCCACTGCGATAGTGTGCCTGCCATGTCAGATATATCTTTCCCCACAGCCATCATTTTCTTAAGGCCATTGTATGCAGCTGTAGCCCCAGCTATAGCCGTTACTGGATCGATCATCTCGAGCCGTCCTCCATTGTTCCTGAAGCTATTTATAAATAAAGAGTAATTTAGAGGAGATTTGTTATGCAAAAACCTGTACTAGTAGCCGGAGGATGCTCGTTTACTGATCCAAATAACTGGCAATATTTTTCAAAAAGCCATGGAGTTAATGAAATCAAGGCTTGGCCACAAGTTTTAGCTGATATTATTAAAGATAAGCACGGAATAGATTATAAAGTAATTAATACTGGCCGCGGCGGAGCTAGTTTAAGTAAATCAATTGACCGAATACAAAGAGCTGTATTTTCAGAAGAGCGTAATATAAAGCCACATCCAGAAAATTTAATAGTACTAGGATTGACAGATTGGTGGCGAGAATACTCTACATACACTGAAATTAATTTTAACCCTGCTGTATATTATATGTACCAACTAAAAGACAGTATAGAAAAGGGAGAACATCCCTTAGTTTCGCTTCCTCGCCATATATCAAATAATCCTGAAGACCAAGAGCGCGCATTGCGAGACTGTGAACGAATGGGTATAGAAAATTTTGCGCGTGACTGGTTACCGAATTATTATGTTTGGGGCGAGTATAGAAAAAGAAGAATTCATTATGCGTTTCAACAGATATATAATGTTATAACTATGGCAAAAGCTCTTGGATATAAAGTTTTAATTTATCAACTTTTATATCCGCTCCCTCCACACGAACATTATTTAGAAAGATTTGGTCTTGAAAACCCGCTTAAGCAAAGTATGGATGCATGGCTAATCGATCATATGCATGAAGTCTTTTTGTATGATGTTTTAAAAAAAGAAGAATCTATAATAGGATTTCCTTTTGTTAAAGTTTTAGGTGGATATAATTACGAGGCCTCTATCAATTATCAAAATGAAAAATATTGTATTGCTCCAAACGATGGTCATCCAAACCAACTTGGACACGAACTTATAGCGAAAGAATTTTATAATGCTTGGAAAAATACAGAGTAAATTTATTAGATTATATTATAAAATAAAATATAAATTTAGTAAAAAGAAACCTCATATAAATCGTCTTTATATTTACGAAGAGGATGATTAATGGGACTATTCTCTGACCTTAAAGGTATTACGGTATGGTTAGATATTTCTACATTCTGTAACGCGGCGTGTCCTCAATGTCACAGGACCGATCCAAACGGATTAGATAAAATGGATTGGTTACCACTAAAGAAGTGGGATCTCGAAGAATTTGTAAATGCATTTCCTGCTGGTTCAATGGATAGAATTGGCAAATTTTGGCTATGCGGAACGTGGGGTGATCCGCTTATGAGTAAAGATCTACTAGAAATGTGTAAACATATTATAGATCACTCTAATGCAACAATTCATATTAACACTAATGGCGGATTAAGATCTCCAAGCTGGTGGGAAAAACTAGGTAGTTATTGCGGTGATAGATTACTAATCTATTTTGATATTGATGGCATTAATAATGAAATGCATGCCAAATATCGTCGAGGCGTTGAACTAGACAAAGTATTGGAAAACATGGAAGCGATTTCTAATACTCCAGCCAATGTAAAAGCTTTTATTATTTTGTTTAAGCACAACGAAAATTACACCTACGACATGATGAATCTAGCTAAAATGTATGGCGCTAATGAATGTTATGTAATTAAATCAGACAGATTTTTAGTTAACAATAAATTTAGATTTGTAAATGAAGATGGAGAAGAAGAGTTTTTAGAAGAAATGACTAGAAAAGATTTATCAAGACATATTATGAATAGTGAGTGGGTTGACCGAGCAGAAGAATTTGTTCAGTCCAGACAGACTAAAGATAAAAATCAAATGAAAGACTTAGATAATGCCTACATCAGATAAGCCGTGTATCGAATGCATGTGGCAAAAGGATAACACTATATTAATTAATCCTGACGGTCAAGTATATCCATGCTGCTACTTAGGAAATATACATTACACGGCACTTGCTACTAATCATAAGAGTGGACTAACTTTCTCTAAGTATGAAGTATTAGCGAAATATCATGCTCAAAGAGAAAAGTTTAATATTAATACTAATAATATAGATGACATTTTAGAATCCGAATGGTTTAACGAAACTTTGCCTGAATCATGGGAAAGTTATGATACAACTCCTGGACCATGTTTACAGTGGTGCAATAATGCTGAGAAATAAAGGCAAGCCATTTATAATATGGGCATCAGCTAGAACAGCAAGTCTCGGTTTATATTATGATTATAAAGTCAAGAATAATCAGGTCGGGCACGAGACTAAGGGGCATCTACCTCTTGAAAAGGATGATAGCGAGCTAACATATCTTTTTGATAACAACTACTCTTTTTGTTATCATTTATCAGGATATGATCATATTGGCTCATCAATAGAAAAAGCTATACAACATTTGAGTCAGCAGCAGGATTACCATCATATAATTTTATATCGAGAAGATGCAGTTGCCAGATATAAATCTACATTGCTTGCTTTAGCTACAGGTGCTTGGCATGCTCAAGATAGATTTATTATAAATGATGCAAAGTGGGATGAGCATAAAGATAGAGATTGGGTTACACTAGAAAAGGAAATACAAAAACATTATTTCCATATAAAAGAGTGGCTTGATAACACAAATCAAGAATATGACGTTGTCGAATTTAATGAAGCTATAAAATACATATCTTCTTATACAGGTAATAATAACCATAAATTCCATAAAGCAATACCAGAAAATCCGAAACTTGAAAAAGAATTAGAAAAATTAAATTTAACTATTTTATAAGTGATTGATTCTCAACAAAACTATTTTTGCAAAAAGCGAAATTAACTGTGTACAAACGCTTTTGAATAGTGTAGGATGGTTACATCAAATGAGGAGATAGTCATGAAATTCGCAGTATACCAAATCCAACTCACAGCAGCTCAGCGCAAAACAGTTAACGAGTCTGGTGACTTCGACTCAGTACCAGCTTTTGCAGCTAAGACTAAAATGTCTATGGATTTCTCAGGCAATAAAATCGGTGGTCTGGCTTCTGATGCTTTTGATGCTGGTTACTACACTCACGTTGCTAACATCACAGCCGAAGATTACAACGATTGTTTCGAGGTTGGTAACATCGGTCCTGACGAAAACATTGAGCGTTTAGGTCGTATGTCTTCACTTTCAGTTGGTGATGTTATTGTCGCTGAAGATGGTACAGTAGCGGTTATCGCTCCAATTGGCTTCGTAGCTTTCTCTCACAATCCAAAGATAGCAGCATAATGGAAGGCGTAAATCAGGAAATACGTAATAGGATTCGTCTTTCGGTAGCAGCATACGCTTACGAATATAAAGACGATCCTGTTATGTCTGATGCTTCTTTTGATGAATTGTCTAGACAAATTGATATTACGGTTAAGACTGGTAATCGTAAACTAGACAATTTTTTTAAAAAGCATTTTGTGCCTGACACTGGTATGTGGATCCGCAAGCATCCTGAGCGTAGCAAGTTGGATCACATCTACAGAAATTATTATGGAGGGGAAGCATATGGATCTTAAATTTACAACGTGCGGTGACTATATGAAAGGAAAAGAAGATGAAAAAGAATGGTTTGAATTTGGAGGAGTCACATACGATGTTACCTTCGGACAATCTGACACGGTTAGGCATGGCGGTCCTTTTGACCGCGGAAGCGCTGATTCGTACTATGGTCGTACTGTTGATCCCCATTATTGGCCTAGTGGCACTTATAAAGCACTTCGGGTAGAATCCATAGATATGACTAAAGATGAAATCCAAGAATATTATGCTGGCTACGAGTACAATGAAGTGTCTGGAGATAAGAAGGATTGGGGATGATTAAGGTCAACGGTAAAATCTTTAATTGTGTATTAGATGCTATTGAGTATCGCGATATCCTTGATGCTCACTATATAAAGGTAGTGTGGACTTATCTGAGTAAAGAAAGAGCAACAAATGATTACCGTCGAGTTTGATATGGATGAAACGCTTATCACTGTCTTAGACGATACCGGAGAGTTGGAGGATGTGTCAGTCTTTATGTTTGAAGACTATATACACATTCGGCAATGGAATGAGAAGATGCAAAAGTTTGATGTAATTACTATGAAACCTGAAATGTATTTGAAGCTAATGCGAGCATGGAGATTGCCTGAAGGTTCTTACGTGATGAATTATGAGTAGGTGTGACAACTTGTCACATGTACATTACTGTGTTTTTAGTGTAGTATGATTTTATAACATGGAGAATAATATGACTGATCAACAAAAAGCAGACCGTCTTGCACTTATCGCTAAAATCGCACATAAACAAAAAGTCGAAAAAGCAACAAAGGTACGGATGGCTAAAGTAAAGGCCAGCTCTAAAACTCTCACAAAACGTGTACCTAAAAAAGCTCGTTCGTTCATGGACATTCCTAAAGAAGGAAACAATGTTTACGCGTGGACTGATGCATCAAAATATGCAAAAGAATATTATGGAGAAACCTTGTATGAAACAACCAGATACGACAACGAATGGGATTAATGGAATTGAAATGGAATTAATGCTGAACCCTATTAAGGCTCAGCTTGATGACATGGATAAGAAGATCAATACTCTATGCGAAGTAACGTTAGCTTGGAATGAAAGCATTGATAACATTAACAGGCATCTGACCGAAAGCATGGAAGTAATTAAACAGGAAATAGGAATTTCCAGCTGGGTTGATGATAGCAGTGCACTCATCGATATCAATAAATTTATTTTGAAAAGTTCTTATGAAAAGGACGAAAAGGATGAGAAGGTAATTAGACTCAAACCTGAATTATTTAATGGAGGCGAAAGCAATGATGATGGAAATTGAATTGGAGAAAATTGTGAACCGTAATGAAATGATTGAAGAGTTGCTTAAACGCAACTGCAAAGTCATTTTTCAAAAAGTTGATGGAACGGAACGTACTATGATTTGTACGTTACAAGAATCAGCTATTGGAACTGACAAAGCACAGCGTGATGTAAAGTCTCGCAACGAAAATGTAATAGCAGTTTGGGATGTAGAAAATAAAGGATGGCGGTCATTTAAAACCGATTCAGTAATTTCTTTTTCTTAATAAATAAATAAAAAGGAGATTACATGTATATTTCACTCGAAGTGTTTTTTGCAATTGTTACGTGCGCAGTTTCGTATTTTACATATGTATTAGGTAAACGAGACAATGAAACACATCGACAAGAAATTGTTGATGCTACTATAGATTATCTTATTAATGAAAATATGGTCAGATGGGAACGCAGATCCGACGGCGAAATAGAATTATTTGCGCTCGACGAAAAATAAGTGTGTACATCCGATTAAAACTGTGTTAGAATAGTGTTATTGATGAGGAATATATGATGAACAAACCTGTGAAAATTCGTAAGAAGCGTAAGCCAATGTCAGCCGAACAACGTGAAGCAGCTGCTGAACGTCTTAAGCTAGCCCGCGAAAAGCGTATGAAGAATAATCCTCCCACCTATAAAAACATTCATGAAAGTGTTTTAGCTATTCCAGACGATCAGCCTATGTCTCTAAAGAGCGTACGGCATTGGATTAAAACACAAAAGGATCTTATGTCATCAGAGCGTAAAGCTATGAAGATGGATCCTCAAAATAAAACTGGAGCATATAGTCGATATCATAATTGTCAAGCATACATCCGTAATCTAGAACGTTATTTACGTGATGGCACCTATATAGACGGGTTTTACGGTGAGTACGGTAAGTCTCTTATGAAATGGAAATGTGTAGTTCCTTCGTATGATAAAGAGGGTAATATTAAACGTACTCATGGTGTCTATTATGAAGACCTAGGTATGACTTGGAGTGACTATGATTGAATCAAAATTCTTAACTAAATCGAAATTCAGTGTTCTTATTGAGAACGCTGTCATCAAGCAGAAAATGTCATACATGGACGCTGTTCTCGACGTCTGTGATAAAAATAACATTGATCCTGAGGATGTAAAGAAATTTATATCCACCCCGATTCGAGACAAAATTGAAGCCGAAGCAATGCGGCTTAACTATCTTCCGAAAGGAAATACACTACTTTTTGAATAGGAGAGTACTATGACACAAACTCGTGACGAACGTATGGCAAAATCAGAGGCAGCTCGTGATAAACGTAAGATGCTTAAAAAAACCTTACTGTCGAAAACTGAAAGGTTTTATACGAGAATGAGAAAACTCCGACGAAAGAAGTCGAAACAAAATTTATAAATACGGTGTACAACAACGTAAGAATGTTGTATAATAATACAGTTAATACTACAGCAATACAAGGAAAAATAAATGTCTTTTGCAAATCTAAAGCGTAACAAGGATAATATCTCTAAACTCATTAAAGCTGCTGAAGCAACCGGTGGTGGTGGCGAGAAGAAATCCTATGCAGACGAACGTCTGTGGAAACCTACAGTAGATCAAGCGGGTAATGGTTACGCCATTCTGCGATTCCTTCCTGCTCGTGAAGGTGCAGAACTGCCTTGGGCACGGTACTGGGACCATGGTTTTAAAGGACCAACAGGTCAATGGTACATTGAAAAGTCTCTCACATCTATCGGCCAACCAGATCCAGTAGGCGAATTGAATTCTCGTCTATGGAATACTGGTATTGAAGAAGATAAAGAAGCTGCTCGTCGACAAAAACGTCGGTTGCATTACGTAACTAATGTCTATGTTGTATCTGATCCATCTAATCCTGAGCGTGAAGGCCAAGTCTTCTTGTATCAGTTTGGTAAGAAAATCCATGACAAAATTATGGATATGATGCAGCCTGAATTTGCTGATGAAGATGCAGTAAATCCATTTGATATGTGGGAAGGTGCAGACTTTAAACTTAAGATTCGTAATGTCGAAGGTTATCGTAACTATGACAAATCTGAGTTTGCTCGTCCAGCTCCACTCTTGGGTGGCGATGATGCGGCGCTAGAAGCTGTCTATGATAAGATGTATGATCTATCCGAATGGTCAGATCCTTCAAGTTATAAGACATACGATGAACTTAAAACTAAACTGAGTTCCATCCTCGGTGAGGTTGCTGGTATGGGTGCGATGACTATGTCGCAAAATACTCAGATGAATGAACCTGAGTCTGCTCCATCACCGCAACGCATCGAACCGGTGGCGGCAGAGAATATCAAAGTCGAAGACGATGATGACACTCTAAGCTATTTTGCAAAATTAGCTGAAGCCGACTAAAAATCCTAAAGAGGAAGTGGCCCTCTACTTTAGGTCGGTAAAAGCACTGGTACCGGATAACCCAGTCGGTTGATGCATACGTGAAATGCATATAGAAAGGGAGGCACCTAGGAAGGCCTCCCTTTTGATTTATTGAACAAGCGCAAACCCGTCATTATTATTACCGGTTGCAACTGCAGTAGTAGTGGAGCTATTACTGTTATCAGTGTTGCTATTATCGATATTATTAATAACTACCTGCTGAAAGTTTTTGCCCAGTTCGCTTGCTATAGCTTGTACAGCCTGAAGAGCCGCTGCCGTTTCAGAATCTCTTGTGCTAACGCGTTCTGCTGTAGAAGAATTATTAGCATTAATTCTAGATCGAGCTACGGCCCGTGATGAGTCGTCTCCTAGACCCACAGAAAATGTTGGCATTACTTCAAACGGAAATCTGTCTTTTATAAAGTCTGGAATAAGGCTTGATGTTGGTTTAGGTATTGTTATTCCAGGGAAGCTGAATTGCAATGATTCAGATAATATAATATATAATTCATCACCAAGGTTATTAATAAAATTAAACACTTTATCAAAAGCATTTTTAAATCCATTAGTGATTCGTGTTACCTGGTAATTAAATTCAGCTGCGACTAGATCTCTCATTAGTCCAAAGTTATCGCCGACAAACCTTACTACGTTTTTGATTCCATTCCATACTGGATCAACCATGTCAGTAAAACTAAATCCTCTTAAGATTTCTGCAGCGTTTTCCATACCAAACTTTTCAAGCAACCAGGCAGGTATCGTTATAAAGAGCAAGTCAAACGCTTCGGTAATACCTTTAACTACCCCAAGAAGACCTCCTTCAATACCTGCTATTAACTTCTCTCCGAAGGTAGCGCCTTCTTCTTCGCTAGTAAATCCGTCATAAAACCCTGTAACAAAATCTATAACGCTTATCAATATTTGCGTAAAGGGTCTCAATACGGTTTTCAATACAAGCTCTATAGGCTTAAGTAAAGGTTTTAAAAATCCATAAGCTTTATCAAGGAAATCAGTAACTTTACCAAATGCACCAGCGAACTTCTCGGCAATACTAACACCGTCTTCTCCTACGCCAAATGATATTTTTGGAAACTTAGGTAATTCAAGATCAATTTTACTTACATAGTCACCGACGGCACTTAAAAATCCTATCTTAGGAATTTCTGGGACCTTAAGATCTATTTTACTTATTTTGTCACCAGCCTGATTTAAAAAACTTATTGCTGGTACTGACAATTTAAATTTAATATTATCAATAAATTTACCAGCGTCATCGATAAAATTGATTGCTGGCAACTTAATTTTAAAATCGATAAAGTTAGTTATTGCTTTACCAGCATCATCGACAAAATTAATTACTGGTAGCTTGATCTTATAGTCAATAAAATCTGCTATCTTTGTTCCAGCAGCGTCAACAAAATTGATTACTGGTAGCTTGATCTTGTAATCTATAAAGTCACTAATCTTTGTTCCAGCTGCATCAACAAAATTGATTACTGGTAGCCTAATTTTAAAATCAATAAATTCACCAATGGCCTCACCAGCAGAGGTAATAAATCTAGGAATAGGAATTTGCGGCAATTTTATTTTACCCCAGCTCCCATCTTCAAATGTTATTTTAGGTAATTTAGGCAGCTTAAACTCTGTTATAGATTTTAGCGAGGTTCCAAGTGCGGTAAGAGACGCTTTTGCATTTTTAACTAGTCTAGGAAGATCTAAAGCTTTAAGAGCAGCATCAAAGCCGGTAAGCGATGCTAAAGATGCAATGCCCAATGGGCTAGTTAACAGTCTTAGTGCACCATATAAAGAAGCAAGATCTCCTAAACCAATAGAGCCAGTAGTTTTTTCAAGAGCCTTACTAATACCAGCTCCGGTAGTACCACCGGTTTTACTACTGCCTTCTATCTTATCTTCTAGGCTATCTCCACCAAAAAATTTTCTTACAAGTACGCCAGTTAAATCATCGACCGATTTAGTCGTTTCCGTTTGAGCGTCAATAAGGTCATCGGTCTGCTTCATTTCTGAACGCATAACGTGTATAAGATCGTTTAGTGTTGTATCAGCCATTTATTTGCTCAAACTCTTGTCTCTTGCTCTCTCATTTTCTTCTTTAATATGTTCAATAAGCAGTGTTAAATAAATTTCCCTCTCCCAGGGTACCATGTTTTCTATTTCAGATAACGAATAATGGTGATGTTGCATCAAAGCAAAATTCGTTTTAAAATATCCAACTAATGATTCATGAGAAAGGCATATTACAAAAAATCGTTCATACCCT